TGCCTGACAGCACAAGAACCGCAACTGTGCCCGGACTAGCAGCCGGTGAAGTATCTGGAGAAAGTCAGACTACTATTGGACCTACCACAGAAACCAGCGTTTACGAACCTCAGCAAGGCAACGAGAGAACAAGACATCCATTAGCAAATGCACTGGCACTGCAAGGATTAGGTTTGGATGCAGTGAGAGGCTTGAGTAGCAGCGGATCAAGACGTGAAAGTCCCAGTAATATGATGGGCTTTAGCAGCCCAGGAGGACACAGTTTTGTATTGGACGACGGCACTGTAAACAATGACAGTAATCTTACCCCTGATGGTGAACGTGCAGAAGGCAACAGCAATCTAGTTAGACTGCGCACAGGCAGTGGCGCACAAATATTGATGAATGACAGTGCAGGTATTGTGTACATTATCAACCAAGCAGGCACCAGTTGGATACAAATGAGCAATGACGGAAACATCGACATCTATAGCGAAAACAACATCAGCATGCATGCAGTCAACGACTTTAATCTCTACGTAGGTGGAGATTTTAATTTGGATGCTGACAGTGTTAATATCAAAGCCAGAGGCAGTGACGGTATTAAAATGGAAGCAGCCACAGGCGAATTAAACCTGCACAGCAACAAAGACTTTAAACTGACCAGTGACCTCAACGGACACATACGTGCAGAAGGCTTTATAAGACAAACTGCTAAATTGATTGACTTGAACGGTCCAGAAGCAACAGTCGCTACTAAGCCAACCAGCAATAACATCACAGTGAATAGAACTGTCAAAGAAAGCATAAATGGCAGAGTACCAGAACACGAGCCTTGGGGAGGACATGTAGAAGGTGACACCACAGTGCCAGCACAAGCACCCAGCAGATTCCAACCCAGTGCCAAAGACTATGATACCAGTAATTTACAAGCCAACCAAGGCGCAGGATCTAACAGCACTGGCTCTTCAGCAGATATCAACAAAGACACTGACACTAGTGGTGTTGGTAGAACACCAGACAGCAACACTGGAAACATAAATCCAAGAACAGGAGAACCTTTCTAATGCTTGTAGAAGTACCTAGATATTTTCAAACTGTTTGGACAGATTTTACAATCAAGAATCAAACTGTGTATGACACTGAAATTGATATTCTCAATATCAGCTACAGTGACAGTGTTAGAGATGTTGCACTGAATTTTCATCGATACAATGCTTACAATCTCAAAGGCTATGGTGAAAACAGTTTTAGCAGAGGCATCACTGAACAAGAAGCATATGATGCTTGGTTGGGAGTTTTCAATCAAGAAAACAAAAAAACATTTCAAAACATTGCAGCAAATGGCGTGACACGTATAACACAAAACGTATATGATGGTCTGGTTCTACTGAATTGGGCTACAGGAAATGTACTTAAAGTAGAAGCAGCAGAAGGATTGTATGATCTTTCCAAGCCCTTGTTGGACAAAGACTATGACACAATGGCAAGCATGATCAATCGCAGTGCTAAAAACAAACAAAAATGCAACACGGCTGCATCTGTGTTGAGATTGGTAGAATATGGCAAGTATAAAACTAGAACTTGGTTGCGCACACAAGGTATATACGAAATGCGCACCAAAAACGAACTGGGATCTTTGAACAGTGAACAGCTAAGAGCAGCTAGATTTGCTTACTATGCAGAAACACTAGACTTTTTGCCATTTACACCAGAAGGCATCAAAAGAGATATTGCTAAAAAGTACGAAGAAACAATTACGAGACAGGTATTCACTTATGATGGAACCACCAGTACATTTGAATTGAACAAAGTACCCAGCATGGAACCTATAGAAAAACTGTCTGTCAGAGTAAATGGCAATATAATACAGCATTTCTACGACTTTACTGTAAGCGGAAGAAACTTAATCATATCCAAAACTTTAAACAACAATGATATTGTCGAAACTGAGATAAAAATATAAACTTAGCATTTAATTTTGCTATAAATACTTGTATGGCAACATATATCGGATATAGCAGTATTGACAGTATCATAGGCAGCAAAATCCTCACTGACGTAGATTTGGCTAAACGTGATCTTATGAATCATTTTTACACTCGCAAAGGCGAACGTGTACAAAACCCAGAGTTTGGAAGTATACTTCCTGAACTGGTGTTTGAACCATTGGATTTTACAACAGAACGTGCTGCTCTAGACGATGTGACACGTATTATTAACAGTGACCCTAGATGGGTTGAATTAGAAACACTATTGTCAAAACCAGATGATCATACATTGACAATAAAAGTTAGACTTAGGTACAACGACACTGGCACAGCAGAAGAATTGTATCTAACGTTTGTAGGTGAGACAGAATAATGGCACAGGGCGCAAGACAAAGCAGTTTATTTGCTGCGGAAGATTTCAGTGTAGTGTATGAAAGTTTTAGTGAAGCTGATTTTCAGGCTTACGACTATGAAACTATTAGAAACACTATGGTTGAATACATCAACAACAACTATCCAGAGAACTTCAATGACTGGATCAGTTCAAGTGAATTTGTTAGTTTAGTAGAACTCATGGCTTTCCTAGGACACAACCTAGCATTTAGATCAGACTTAGCCAGCAGAGAAAACTATTTGAGCACAGCAGAACGCAGAGAAAGCGCCTTGCGTATTGCTGAGTTTTTGGGATACACACCTACACGCAATGTCGTTGCCAGCGGATATTTAAAAGTAGAAAGTGTGCGCACCACAGAGCCTGTGTATGACGTGGACGGCAACAGTCTAGCAAACACCACAGTACAGTTTGAAGATGTGACTGATCCAGACACTTATCAAAACTTTATTACCATAATGAATGCTATCTTTCAAAGCAACAGTAGATTTGGCAGTCCCTATGCCAAGTTTACCAAAGACGGCATCATCAACGAAATTTATAGAACCAACAGTGCAAACAACACCAACAGTCAAACATTTACAGGCAATGTAAATGGCAGAAGTGCTACATTCAGTTTGCACAGTGTGAACTACAATCAAACCACAAACACACTCACTGAGAAAAATCCCGATCCTTATGGTGTTATTGACATGCTGTACCGCAATGACAACAGCGGCTTTAGCAGTCCTAACACAGGATTCTTTTTGGGATTCAAACAGGGTGTGCTGGAATACAAAGACTACAACATCACAAACGGCTTGCCCAACATGGTAATTGATGTTAATGTAAACAACGTAGCCAATGGCAATGTGTGGGTACAAACAATCGACGAAGTTGGTCAAGTACAAAAAACATGGACACGAGTTGACAAACTGTTTGGTATGAACAGTATTTTCAACAGTAGACAAAACAACATCAGAGACATCTACACAGTAGCCAGCAGAGAAAACGATCAGATCAGTATTGTGTTCAGCGACGGTGAGTTTGGAAACATTCCACGTGGCATTATTAGAGTATGGTATCGCACAGGTTTGAATCAAACCTATACTCTAAATCCTGACAACTTCAATGGTGCCAGCTACAGTTTCACCTACACTGGTGCAGACGGCAACAACTACACTGCTTCACTGAGTTTGAAACTGAGAAGCAATGTCAGCAACTCCAGTGCTAGAGAAAGCATTGACAGCATCAAAGCCAATGCAGGACGCTTCTTTGCTACACAGGACAGAATGGTCACAGCAGATGACTACAGTTTGTTTCCTGTGACAGTGAGCGAGAACATTAGAAAAATCAAAAGCATCAACAGAGTACACAGTGGGCACAGCAGATTCCGTGATTTGTATGACCCAACTGCTAGCTACAGTGATGCAATAAACTATCTCAATGATGGTTATATGTATGAAGAAAACAACACCACTAGAAACCTAGTGAGTTTGCCAACCAGTTTGGGCAGCGAACAAATCTATCAAAGATACATCAGACCATTGTTGAATAATCCTGAAGTCAAAAACTTTTACTACAATAGACACACCTACGAAGGCACACATGTTGCAGCCAGCAGCTACAGCGACACTGCGCTGGGCATTACATATTGGACAGCAGACGGCAGCGACACAGGCACATTCCGCTGGAACCAAGTCAACAAAAGTGCCAACAGTTGCACAGGCTATATTACCTACAACAGTGTGGTACAGAGACTGGGTACTACTGCAACCAACAGTTTGCACAAAGCAGAAGTAAATGGTTTGGTTGAGTTTGTGACTGCACCCTACAAGCAAGGATACATTCAAACTATCACAGTGAGCAACGGCGGCACTGGTTATACTGTTGCTCCAACAGTTGTAATTGGCGGAGTGGGCAGCGGTGCTGTAGCCACAGCAAACATCAACGCAGGATCTGTTGTTAGTGTCACAATTACCAACAGTGGTGAAAACTACAACAGTGCAACAGACATTACACTGAGTGGCGGAGATGGCACAGGAGCCGCTGCATATGCCACAGTTGCTAGTGCAGACACACAGTGGGTTAGAGTTGTCAATCTCTACAAAGATGGATTGGGTAAAGATGATGCTACAGGCACACCAACTGGTGTTGACCCCACAGGCAAAGGTTCTGTTTCTATCAATGCTGTAATACCCAGCGGAGCAAGAATTAAACGTATAGTACCAAGTTGGAACTATGATTTAAGTGACAGTGTTAAAACAGATGTACTCAGCAAAATTGCAAACAGAAACAGTTTTGGATTGAGATACAATGCCAGCAGCCAACAGTGGGTGATAATTGACAGTGCAAACCTTCCCAACAACACTGTTGCACTCAATGATGTTTCTTCTTGGAGTAGACAGTACGAGGGAGATGCAGGCAACAGCGGAAGAGACCAAAGTTGGATTGTTAGAGTGAACTATAGCAGCACCAATTGGGAGATACTCACTAGAAAGACACGTTATGTGTTTGGCAGTGATCAAACAGTTAGATTCAATAACTTGAACTTTGCAGAAACATTCAGCAGCGAAACACTCAAGCCACACAAAGACAGTGTTGAAATACTGGACATCAATGCTACCAGTTCAACCAACAGTGTGCCATTGGGCAAAAACTACAAGTTCAACACATTTGGTTATTTTATATACACAGACGGATACACAGATCCGCACAAGATTCGTGTCACACTGGCAGATCCAGACAACGATGGCTTCCCAAACAATCCAGAAGCATTTTTGAAAGTTATTGCCAGTGACACTATCAAATTGGGAACTGTGACAGAAAACGGTTATGATTTCCAAGTACAAGACAACAGCAACGGAACAACCATTGTCAACGGCAGAGGCAACTTGAGAACCAAATACGAGAGAGTTGCAGACATCAATCAAGTTATTGATCCTGCTACAACCAATATCATTGACACATATGTGCTGTTGCGCAGTTATGATAACTTGTATAGAACTTGGGCACAGTATGATGGCAGATCACAGACCAAACCTAATCCTCCAACAGTGAGTGAGCTTACTGAAATGTTCGAAAGCCTTGAAAGCAAAAAGAGCATCAGTGATCAAGTGATTTACAG